AGAACGACAAAACTACTAGCGAAGATTGAATCATCTTATGGGAGTAATCCATCTCCTGTAGCTGGTTCTAACGCTATACAAGTTACTGATATAGAAGTAACACCAATTGAAGCTGACAATGTACAAGCAAGTGCTTTTCAAGGCTTTTTAGGAAACAGTACAAGAGGTACTCTGCTTGCTAATAAAAGAGTTGCTGTATCTTTTGGTGCAGAATTGTCAGGATCAGGCGCAGCAGGTACTGCAAGTGCCTTGTCGCCTTTACTAAAAAGTTGTGGCCTTTCTGAAACAGTTGTAAGTTCTACATCAGTTACTTATGCTCCTGTCAGTGCATCGTTTTCTAGTTGTACAATACTTTGTTTTTATGGTGCTACAAGGCACGTTATTACAGGGTGTAGAGGAACAGCTACTATTTCAATGACAGCAGGTCAGTTTGCCATGATAAATTTTGAATTTACTGGTATATATAATGCTCCTGATAGCACAGCAATGTCTGGCACATTTACAGTTGCTAATCAATCAGCAGCATTAGAAGTAAACGATACAAACATTACAACTGCAACATTTCATGGTGCTACATCACAAAGGATAGAATCATTTGATCTAGCTCTTAATAATGAAGTGCTTTATAAAGAAACAGCGTCAAGTCAAGAAGTATTGATTACTAATCGTGCGCCTGGTGGAACTGCTGTAATAGAGGAGCCTGTAAGAGCTACAACAGATTATTTTGCTAAAGCTGTTGCAACTGCTACTGGTAATACTTCTTTAGTTCTTGGTGCTAGTGCAGGTAACATTATTACTGTTAATGTTCCGCAGTGCGATATAACAGGAGTTACAAGAGGAGACACTGGTGGGGTCAATAGCTTGAGTTTACCCTACTTGGCATTACCTACAACAGCAGGTAATAATGAGCTAAGTATAGTAATGACTTAATTTATGGGATTAGTATTTAAAAAAGTTACTGAATATGAATGGGATGTAACTGTACAATCACCCGACAAAGGCAAGTTTAAAAAAGAAACATTTACAGCTAAATTTAAAAATGTTGGTCGTAAAGCATTTGCTGATCTCATAGAAGCTGGCGATGAAAATTTTGTAAGGACTGTTTTAGTTGGTTGGTCTGGTATTAAGGATGATACTGGTAGCGACCTTGTATTTAATGATGATAATTTTGAGGCTATTCTTGATAATCAATTTATTGTTTTAGGCATTATTAAGGCATATGGCGAAAGTATGCAAGGAGCTACTGAAAAAAACTAAAACAGGCTGCGAGGTATTGGGTACAAGGTGATGTTATAGATGAAACAGTAGAAGCATTAAAAGCATTTGGTGCTACAGAAGAACAAATCGCAGCCGAGACAAAAAACAAAAGAACTACTGATTGTATTGTTTGGGAAGAAAATAGAGAGATTGTTAATATGTTTTGGAAGCTATCAACGCAATGGTATGTCAGTATGGCTGGATTAACTGGCATAAACTATAAATCTTTGGAATACTTGTGTAAAATATATACAGTTAAAGATTCTGTTGCTATGTTTGAAGGAATACAAGTAATGGAATACGAAGCATTGAAAATTATGCAGAAGGATAAAAAATAATGGCAAGAAAGGAAACTAAGTTAGATGTATTAGTTGGAGTACAAGGCACAGAAAAACTGCGTGGATTAACAAACAGTTTGAGAGGTCTTAGCAAAGGTACAGTAGATGCTGGTACAAATACAAAGAAATTAGTAAATAATTTAAAAAATTTTGAACGTACTAACGTAAAAAGTATTAACAATACAAGAGCATTAGCAAATTCCTATAGAACTTTAGCTGCAAATGTTCAATTTAATAGTAATCGTTTTAAAGAAGCAACAGCAGAAGCAGCAAGACTTGATGCTCAATTAAGAAAAATGCAAGCAACTGCAAATAAAGGCATGGGTAAAGGAAGAATAGGTGCTGTTGCAAAAACTGCTGGTGCTATAGGTGCTGCTGGTATTTATGGTGGTGCTGAAGGTGCTGCTGGTGCAGCTATCGGCGGTATTATTGGTGGGCCAGCAGGTGCAATTACAGGTGGGGTAGTTGGCGCACAAGTAGGACAAGTTACAGGTGCTGTTGCCGAAATTGCTAGATATGATGCTGCTTTAGAAAAGCAAAGAAAGGCTTTAAAATTAGTAATAGGAGATACAGATAAATATAATAAAGCACAAGAATTTTTAGCAAAAACATCTAAAGATTTAGCAATACCTCAAGACGTTATCGTCAGACAATTTACATCACTAACTGCTTCTGTTAAGGGTGCTGGATTGTCAGTAGATGATGCACAAGAATCATTTTTAGCAATTGCATCTGGTATCAGAGGTACTGGTGGATCGCTTGAGGATATGAAGTCTGCAATGCGAGCGACCTCACAGGTTTTCTCAAAAGGTAAGGTATCGGCAGAAGAACTTAGACAACAACTCGGTGAACGCTTACCTGGGGCTTTTACATTGTTTGCTGCATCAATGAATAAAACTCCAGCAGAATTAGATAAAGCATTAGAGCAAGGAAAAGTAACATTAGATGACTTTTTAGGTTTTAGTGAAAAGTTATTTAGTGAGTATGGTGAAAATGCAAAAATTCTTGCACAAAGTACAGAGGCAGCAGGTGATCGGGTACAAACAGAATTAAGTAATCTTAAAGATAATGCAGGTGATATTTTAAGACCTATAGGTGCTGAGTTTCAAAAAGTATTTGGAGAAATAATAGGAATAATTAACGGAGCAATAACTGCATTTAAAAAATTTATGGGTATTGGACTTGATAATGCAATAGCAAAAGCTGAAACAGCATTAAGAATAGCACAAGAAAACGTGGATAGAGTAAGTGGTTTAGATGATAGTCCTAGAAATAGAAATTTAAAAGCACAAGCACTTAATAAATTGACAGTGGCTCAAGAAAAATTAAATCAACTCAAAACAGAGCAAAATAATATAGATAAAAAAACAATTGAGAATACTGAGACACTAACTGAAAAATCAACAACAATGTTAGAAAGTATAAAAACTGGTATGCAATCTTATTTAGATAGCATTAGTGATGTTAATAAACAAATAGAAGATGCAACAGTAAATGCATTCAAAAAAATGGAAGATGCTCTTGTCAATTTTGTAATGACAGGCAAATTAAATTTTAAAGATTTTGCAAAATCAATAATCGCAGATATTACAAGAATATATGTTAGACAAGCGTTAATAACACCTTTGTTAGGTGCATTTGGATTATCACCTACACCTACATCAACTTCTGCTAAAGGAAATATTTTTGATAAAGATGGTTTGATGAAATTTGCAAAAGGTGGAATTATTACAGAACCAACCTATTTTAAATACGGTGGGGCTGGTAAATTAGGTCTGATGGGTGAGGCTGGTGCAGAAGCTATAATGCCATTAAAACGTACATCTTCTGGTAATCTTGGTGTTGAGGCTGTAGGCGGTGGCTCTACAAATGTTGTTGTAAATGTAGATGCTTCTGGTTCTGCTGTACAAGGTGATGATGACAGTGCTGCCAAATTAGGTGAAGTAATAGCATCAGCAGTACAAGCTGAAATTGTAAATCAACAAATGTCTGGAGGTTTATTAAGTTAATGGCAACTTTTCCAACAACAGTAGCTCCTGATTTTAATGTTAGAAAAATATCAAAACCAAAAGTGCGTATTGCACAATTTGGATCTGGATATTCACAAAGATCAACATTTGGTATAAACCAAAATCTAAAAGCATATAATCTTACTTTTACAAATATAACTGAGACAGAATCAGATGAAATCGAAACTTTTTTAGATGCCCGTGCTGGAGTAGAAAGTTTTACATTTACACCACCAAATGAATCGAGTAGTAGTAAATTTATATGTAAAGATTGGAGTAAAACTAATCCATTTGCAGATAGGGCTACAATAGTTGCTGTTTTTGAGGAGGTAGCAGAAGCATGACGAGTAAACAAGTTTCACCATCATCTTCAAAAATTAGTGAAGAAATACAAAAGCTGGAACCTTCAGCAATTATAGAATTGTTTGAACTTAAATTAACTACTGATGTTAATGGTGTAGATCAAACTTTTTACTATCACGCTGGAACTAATGAGTTAAAAAGTAATATTGTTTTTAATGGTGTTACTTATGTTGCTGCACCTGTTCAAGTAAAAGGTTTTGACAAAGTAACAAAAGGGACATTACCTCGGCCAACTTTTACAGTTGCAAATGCTGATAATGCGATAACAAATTTAATGCTTTTATATAATCCATTAAATGCAGAACTTAAAAGAATAGTAACACATAAAAAATTCTTAGATGCTGTAAATTTTTCTAGTGGTACAAATGCAACAGCAGATCCTACTGCAATAGCTCAAGTAGATGATATTTGGTATATAGATAGAGTTGCAGCAGAAACACCTGAGTCAGTTGTTTTTGATCTTATTGGTAAAATTAATATGCAAAATCTAAAATTACCGAGAAGGCAAATTGTTGAGCATTGTCCTTGGCTTTATCGTGGTACTCAATGTGGATATAAAGGTAAAAAGTTTTTTGACACTAATGACAACAAAGTAAATTCTGAAAGTAAAGATAAATGTGGACACAAATATTCAAGTTGTTTACTACGTTTTTCTGGAAAACTTGCCAAAGTGCCTTTTGGTGGATTTTTAAATGCAAGATTGCAAATGTGATGATGTTTAAAAAAGCTGCTAAAGAACACGCAATAAAAGAAGCACCAAAAGAATCTTGTGGGATTGTTGTTAATGATGTTTATTATGCTTGTAATAACATTTCAGATACACCAAAGGATAATTTTGCGATACATCCAAAAGACTTTTTAAAAGCTAGATCAAAAGGCAGATTACAATATATTGTTCATAGTCACCCAGATGGTGGTGACGCAAGCGAACCAGATAAAAAAGCTTGTACAGCTACAAAAATTCCTTGGTATATTTATCTTTTACCAAAGGACACATGGCAAACTATAAATCCTTAGTTGGTAGACAATGGCAGTATGGTGTTTTTGATTGTTATTCTATAGTGCGAGATTATTATGCTTTGTTAGGAATAAATTTACCTGATTATGAACGGCCAGAAAGTTTTGAAACTTGTAAAAGTATTTTTCTTAGTGATGCTAGTAAATTGAATTTTAAAGAGGTAGATATAGATAAGAGAAAACCAAACGATGTTTTGATAATGAAGATATGGACAAAAGAGCCTATGCACGGTGCTGTTCTTTTAAAAAATGATATGATATTACATCAAAAATTTGAATCCGTAAGTTGTTCAGAATACTTTAACCATTATTATAGAAAGAGAACTGTAGGGTGTTTTAGATATGCAGCATAAAATTCTGCTGCTTGATGAATTAGGTGATAGATGGGGTAAAACTCATGTGTATCATAATTTGAGATCACCTAGTGAAGCGTTGAAATTGCTTTACATCAATCATCCTGACCTAAAAAAATATTTTGCTACTGCCCATGAAGATGGAATAAGTTTTACGGTTGTACAGGCTGGTGAGTTTTTAGATTATGGAGATTTAAATTTACCATTAGGGCAAAATGATTTAGTTATAACACCAGTTATCACTGGTAGTGGTGGAGTAGGGAAAGCATTATTAGGTGTAGCTTTAATTGTTGTAACTGGAGGACTTGGAACTGCATTAGGAGTAGCTGGTGCTGGAGCACCTGGTTTATTCGGTGTTACAACTGGAGCAGCAGGTGTTATTGGAGGTGTCCTTGGAAAATTAGGAGTAGGTCTTGTTCTTATGGGTGTTTCAGAAATGATTTCACCCCAACCACAACTACCTGATTTTGATTTTCAAGCACCTGTGTCAGGTTTTACAGGTGGGCCTGGTGGTATTACAAGAGGATCTGATGGCACACAAAGTTATGGTTATACAGGTGCATCTAATACTGTAGGACTTGGTAAAACTATACCTGTTGTTTATGGTAAAGCATTAGTAGGTGGTCATATTCTTAGCACAAACATAGAAGTATCAACAACTGATGATACTTTAATGAAATACATAAGACCACCCAGCTTACAAACTGTACGTTTTAATGGTGAGCAATTAAAAGGTAAATATGCAAACGCTGGTGGGATAATGGCAAGAGTTTATAATGGCCCAATAACTGCTGCGAATGGATCAAAAAGTTATTTAAATTCTAATAAAACAATTGACTTACAAAAAGAAGGTACTCAAAAAATTGCAGATATTGAAGGAGAAACAAGCGGAAATACAGATGTAAAGAAATTTCAAATACTTTTTCAGGTAAGAGGATTAGTAGATTTTGTTGGAGAAGAAGGAACAACTAAAATTGATGGTTTTATAACTTATGCAGTAAAAATTAAAGAAAAAGATGACAAAAATCTTGTTCTAAATAGTCAATCAACTATTCAGGGATTAACTTTAAAAACACAAAAATATAACTATATTGCAAAATTACCTTTTCAACACATATCTGGAAAAAGTAATTATGTAGTATCTATAGAAATTATAGATACAGGAGTGGATTTTGATAAAGCATCTCTTATTATAAAACAAGTAGGATATAACTTAAAGAAAAAGTAGTCATGCCTTTAAACTCTACATCAGTCATAAAAGTTGTTGATCTATTATGTGAAGGCGAAATTCAAGGAATTTTTAAGGGTAAAAGAGGAATTTTTTTAAATGAAACACCAGTTCAGACAGGTTCTAAATTAAACGTACCAAAAAACCATTTTGATTTTGACCAAAGGAAAGGAACTAAAGACCAAGCACAATTAAAAGATTATCAAAAAGGAGGAGCATCAAACTTAACAAACATTTCAGAAGAACTTGGAGAAAATTATAGTGAAACTGTTAACAGTAAAAATTTAGTAACAAAAAGAAATTATGGTGGTGGAAAAAAAATAATACAGATTACAGATCCAGAAACAACATCAGTACAGTTCTTGTTTACAATTCCATCTTTATTTTGCACTGCAATGGAAGGTGTAGCTAGGGGTCAACTATTCAATGCAAAAGTTAGAGTTAAGATTCATTTAAAATCAAAAGGATCAGGATTTAATGAAGTTTATGATAAATCTTTTACAGGTATTTCAACTTCTGATTTTCAATTTAAAACACCACCAATAGATTTAACAGAAGATGAAAATGGTAAAGAATTAACAGCACCCTTTCAATTAAAAATAGTAAAATTTACAAACAAAGAAAATGATTATGAAGTGAAAAAAACAGACTTTGAAGATATTGATGAGGATACAGCATTAGAAAATACAAGAGGGAATAGAATATTTATTACATCAATGATTGAAAGACAAGATTTTAAAAGTCGTTATCCATTTACAGCGTGTGTAGGTTTATCTTTATCAACAGAAACCTTTTCATCCTTGCCCACAAGATCATATCTAATAAAAGGCTTAAAAGTTGCTATTCCTCATAACGCAATTGTAAGAGATGATGGTAGTTTAAAGTTTAATGGATCTTTTGATGGCAGTCTTTTGCAAGACGATGATGGTGAAATTTTAAAACAATGGACAACTTGCCCTGTCTGTATTTTTTACGATATGCTTACAAGCGATAAGCATGGGGCAGGTGACTTCATAAAAGCAGCAAATATAAGTTGGGTTGATTTGTACCCACTTGCTCAATATGCAAATCAACTTGTATCAACTCCTGATGGTGATGAGCCGAGATTTGCTATTAATACTGTTATAGCTGCACAGAATGACGCATATAAGGTCTTACAAAATCTTGCTAGTACATTTAGAGGTATGACATATTGGGCTGCTAATACAGTTAATGTAGGAGCAGATCATGGAAACCTAGACGGTTCTGATGTTGATCCTGTTCACATTTATAACAATGCAAATGTAATTGGAGGGGTATTTAATTATTCTGGAACGTCTTTAAAGACAAGATCAACTTCAATTAGAGTTAGATATAACGATCCAGATAATTTATATAAACCTAATGTAGTTGTTGTTGAGGATTATGATTTAATTACTAAATATGGTTATCAGGTTAAAGATTTAGTTGCATTTGGGTGTTCCTCAAAGTATCAAGCACAAAGATTAGGGACTTGGATGTTAAAAAGTGAAGAATTAGATGCAGATGTTATAGTTTTTCAAACAGGTTTAGATGGTTTAGCTGTATTACCTACTCAAATCTTTGCAGTGGCAGATGAGATGAGGAGTGGCACAAGATTAGCTGGTCGTGTAGGTTCTGGTTCAACTACTTCTCATGTTGTCGTGGACCAAGATTACACCACAGTTTTAACAAACATAGATTCCTCTACAGATTTTATAAGTCTGACTCTAGCTGATGGAACAGTTGCTAAATGTAGAATCAACGCAATAACAAGTGATGGAAGAATACAGCTACTTGGTTTAACACAACCATCTTCTGCACCATTACAAGATTCTGTTTATGTAATAGAAAGAAGTACAATACAGGTACAAAAATTTAGATGTATTGATGTTATAGATAACAATGATGGAACTTACACAATAGAAGGTGTCCAGTTTAATGATTCAATATATGCAGCAGCCGATGAAAATTCAAAATTAGCCTATACCGATATTACTGCGTTTGATGAGACACCAACACCCCCAGTTAATCTGCAACATACAGTAATTACAACTAATACACCTTAGTTATGTCTAACAAAGCAATTTTTAGTTGGTCAAGAGGCATAAATGGTCCCTCTGTTAAATTTCTTGTTGAATATCAGATTGGTGATGGTTCATTTAAAACAGCAACAACAACAGATACAAGTTTTGAAATAAATGATTTATTACCTAATTCAACAATAACTTTTAAAGTTGCCTCTGTTGGAATAGCTCCTAATAATAAACAATCAGCTTTTGCAGAAACAACAGTAACAATACCAAAAGCATCAATACCTGCTACAAGTTCGCCAGTAGAACCAGTAATATTACTACCACCAGATCCCATAAATGTTTCTGTAGAAGCTACAACAAAAAATGAAGCTATTATTAAATGGAATATTCCTACAACTTATACAGGTAATAAAGAAGAATTAGTTGCAATTATTAGACATTCAGCTTTAACAGATGGTACTGGAATATGGCCTAATAGCAGTTTAATTAGAGAAGTTGCTGCTGTTACTGATTATTTAATAGTCCCTTTAATGAATGGAGAATACCTTGTTAAATTTAAGGATAAACAAAATAATAAATCTGAGAATGCCACAAGTGCTGTTATAAATTTACCTGAAGAATTACCAAAATTATTAGTAGAAACGAGAAGAGAAGATCAAGGAGCAGCACCTTTTCCTGGTCAACGAAATGATTGTTTTTATTCTGACGAATATGATGCACTTGTTCTAGATACTGATGACGAAATAGATGATAAGGCAGATTTTGAGCAAGGATATTTACAAAATATAGACTTTGGTGGCACATTAAAAACATCAGGTGAATATTTTTTCAATAATACAGTTGAACTTCCAGGAATTTTTACAGTTCAATTTAATCGTATTTTAAAAATAAGAGGATTATACCCAAACGATACTATTGATTTACACTTTACAAATATTGATCAATGGAGTGATTTCGATGGTGCATTACCAGACGAAACAAATGGTATTTTAAAATTTAGAAAAAGTAATGATGCGTCTAGTGATGATGAAATACAGGATGAAAATAGTGAATTTTTATTATTAGAAGATGGCAATAGATTTGATCAGGAAGATTCAACAACATATGGTGATTTCGTACCCATGGAAAATGGTAGATATACAGGAAGAACTTTTCAATTTAAATTAGATTTACTTTCTGAGTATAACGATCAAACTCCACTTGTTGATGAATTAGGTTATGAGTTATTATTTGACAATAGAACAGAAAGTAACTCTTTTAGTAGCGGTGCTGGTGCAAAAGCGGTAACTTTTAGTAAAGCCTTTTATCAAACTCCTAAATTAGCCATAACTGCTAGTAATATGGCTACAGGTGACTATTATGTAATTAGTAGTGAAACTCGAACTGGATTTTCCATTACTTTTTTCAATAGTTCAAATGCAGCTATTGACCGCACGTTTGCATACCAAGCTAACGGTTTCGGTGCAGAAGGTGCTTAAACTTTCAAATCCATTAGTATAACAGACTTATGGCAACACATGATTACAATTTAGCAAACCAATCTGGGGCCAGTTTCAGGTCAGACCTCAATAACTGTTTAGCTGCAATCCTTTCAAGTAACAGTAATGGCTCGGCTCCTTCAACAACTGTTGCCTATAGTATATGGGCTGACACTACTGCTGCAAAACTTAAAATTCGTAATAGTGCTAATGATGGATTTGTAGATTTAATAAATTTAGATGGAACTATTGCAAGAGATTTAACATTAACAGGAACTTCTGCAAATATAGTTTTTGATCAATCAGATAATGCTCTTGAATTTGCTGATAATGCTCTTGCTACTTTTGGTGATGGTGCAGATCTTACCATTAGTCATAATGGATCAAATAATATCATTAATGATTCTGGTGTTGGTGAGCTACAACTCCAAAGGGCTGGTAATACAATTTTAGCTTTAACTAGCAGTGGTATAGAAATAACTGATCCCGACGGTACAGCCGAAGTAAAAATTAAAGGATTTGAAGGTGGAAATGCAAATTTAATTTTAGTAGCCGATGAAGGGGATGATAATGGTGATCAATGGATTATATCATCTAAAGCTAGTGACAATACTTTGCAGATATTTAATGATGAAAGTGGTGGAAACGTTAATAAATTTACTATTACAACTGCTGGAAACGTAGGTATAGGTACAACAAGCCCTTCACGAAAGCTTCACGTTGTGACCGCCGAAAATAATGATGCTGCTTCTATCGTAAATACTGGTGGTACTAATGGTTATGGTTTAAATGTGCAAGGTGGAGGAAGTGCCTCCGGAAGATATATTTTAAGATTAGCTGAAGCTGGTGGTACTGAAAAATTTCGTGTAACATCTTCTGGCCGTGTGGGTATTGGGACTTCTTCACCTAGTGTATTACTTGATTTAGAAAGCACTGATCCAACAATAAGACTTACAGATAGTGATGCTTCAGGAACACCAGAATGTCAAATAAGCGGTGGTGGTGGAGATTTAACTCTTTCTGCTGATAGAGATGATGAAAAATCAAACACCTTTATTTATTTTCAGGTTGATGGAAGCACTAAACAAGAAATGGATTCTAATGGAAATATAAGATTGGGTTCAACATTTGGTGGTAGCACTGGTACTACAAAATTTCATGTAACAGCAAATTCAAATGGAAGTACAAACCTTGCAATGAGGGTTAACAACAGTGATACTACCAGTTTGTTTTCGATAAGAGAAGATGGATTTTTTGTTACAGGTAATGCTACTAATTCACCATATAATATAACTACATCAAGTGGTGCAAATGTATTTATTCATGCAAATACTAAATCATTAAGAAGATCAACTTCTTCAGTAAAATATAAAAAAGATATAGCAGATGCTACATGGGGTCTTGCAGAAGTACTTAAATTAAGACCTGTAACTTTTAAATCAAACGGAACAGGTGACATGGCAGATGACCAAACTTATGGTGGATTTACAGCAGAAGATGTACATGATGCAGGTCTTACAGAGTTTGTTCAATATAACGAAAATAATGAACCAGATGCTTTGAGTTATGGTCACATGGTTGCTTTATTAACTAATGCAATAAAAGAATTATCAGCAAAAATAACCGCACTTGAAGGTTCATAGGGTCTTTATTATAATTTATTTAATTACATAAAAAACATGACTAATCCTGTTGATCTTATTAAAGAGGATATTGCTAATGCTAAAGAACAATTAGATATTGATCTTAAAAAAGTTTCGCTGCTACAACAAGAAATTAAAGGAATACAAGAAGAAGCACAAAAAGCTATAAATGAAAAACAATCACAAATAAATGCGATTACACAACCAATAATTGAAAATCAAGGATATATTAAAAAACAAACAGAGTTTTTAAACAAATTAGAAGGTAATATAGAAGCAACAACTGATAAATAAATGGCTGATAGGAAAATTACAGCACTTACTGAATTAACTGCACCTGTAGCTGCTGATGTTTTTCCTATCATTGACATTAGTGAATCTGCTAATGCTAATAAAAATAAAAAAATACAATTAACAACTGTTCTTAAAAATATTCCTAATGGAACTGTATCTGCTCCGAGTGTAGGTTTTACAGGAGATTCTGGACTTACAGGATTTTTTAGAGTTGCAAGTAATGAAATAGGAATATCAGCAAACCAGGCATTAATTGGTTCGTTCACAACAACAGGATTTCAACTTGGTTCTGGAACTCCTGCTGCACAATTACATTTGTTTAGTACAGATACTACCGATCAGGTCATTATTGAGAATAGTGATACTGGTGCGGACAATGCACCCGATCTTGTTTTATTTAGAAACTCAGCTTCACCAGCAGCAGATGATAATTTAGGAAATCTTGTTTATAGGGGCGAGGATTCGGCTGGCAATACTCACGACTATGCAAGTATTGTTGCATCTATAGAAGATACTTCTAACGGTTCTGAAGATGGGATATTGGATATTATGTCTAGTGCTGCTGGCACGTTAGCTTCAAGAATAAGGCTTAAAAATGACAAGGTCGGTATAGGTGAGAATGATCCAATATATCCAATGCATTTAACAACAACTCTTACAGGTCAAGCTTTACAGCTTCAATGTGATGCTGATGATGCTGCCAGCGGTGCAAATCTGATGTTGTATCACAGAAGGGGTGCAAGTGGCGCTGGTCAGGATAATGATGTTATATCAACAATTTTTTATAGAGGTAAAAACGATGCTGGTACACCAGAAGAAGTTGATTTTGTAGGTTTAGAAGGTGTAATTACAGATGCAAGTGACGGAACAGAAGATGGGAAGTTGAATTTACAAGTAATGACGGCTGGTACGTTGACAACTAAATTAGCCGTTGATGCGTCTGGAATAACAGTAACAGGTACGGTAGCAGCCACTTCTTACACAGGTGATGGATCAAGCCTTACAGGATTAATGGCTGCTTCTGGTGGTACATTTTCAGGTAATGTATCTATATCAGATAATGCAATAGAATTTGATAGTGATTCTTCTAATAGTTTTAAAATATCTATACAGGGGCCTAGTAGTTTATCTGGTAATACTACTTTTACTTTGCCAGAAGATGGTAGTGCTAATCAATTTTTAAAGACTGATGGTAGTGGTGCGTTATCTTTTGCAACTGCTCTTACAGCAATATCAGCCGATACAACACCAACTTTAGGTGCTGGTTTATCGACTAATGGTTTCAATATACAGTTTCCAGATAGTACAGGAGCAAATGTAAATAGAGCCGTTTTTGGAGGTTCCGCAGATTTATCAATTTATCACGATTCAAATAATTCTGTAATAGATAGTAATACAGGAAATTTATACATACAAAGTGCAAATAGTTTATTTATTCAAGGAGCTAATAACGAAAATGTAATCAAATATGTTGTCAATGGTGCTTTAGAGTTATACCATGATGGGACAAAAAAAGTTGATACAACCAGTTCAGGCATAACAGTAACGGGAACAGTGACAGAAACATCTGATATTGCATATAAATCTGATATAGAACCAATTACAAATACACTAGATAAACTACAACAGATAACAGGTTATAAATATAAGTTAGATAATGCTTCTATTGATTCAATGGGTGTTATAGCACAAGATGTAGAAAAAGTATTTCCAGAGCTAGTTCATGGTAATGAAGGAAGTAAAACTTTACAATATAGTGGACTTATTGGCGTGTTAGTAGAGGCTGTCAAAGATCTATCAGATAAAGTAAAAAAATTAGAGTCTAATTAGATTTTTCTGTCATCTGCCTAGTCATTAAGCTCATAGTGACGTAAAGAGGAGAGAGGGCTACAATAAGCAGTAATACAAGCACACTTGTAAATGAAAGTGCTTTTAATATCGCAAATTTTACCATGCTAAATAAAATCTCATCTGTTCTATCTATTTTATCATTTGTAATTTCATTAACAACTATTGGGGCAGGGTACGCAACTTACAAATGGGTCAGCAGTCCACAGTTTGAAGCGATGATGTTAGAAAAAATAATGGGTTCTGTAAATCAAATCATGCCAGATCAAATAGAAAAAAAAATGCCTAAAGTAACAGGTCCAATGTTACCTTTATGACAAAATTACAACGCACACCTGGCCGTATAAGGACTCGTTTCATAGCTGTATTGGCATTAATAACATCAGGAATCACATTTGGATCGGGCTTTATGGTGTTTTTATATATGAAAAGTCCAGCTTTTGAAAACCAGTTAACAAATCAAGTACTAAAAAATATGAACTGGATTGTTGAAAATGAGCTTGAAAAACAAATACAAAAATTAAAACCAATACCTGTTATGGATATTAACGATCCAAATAAATGGTTTTGGGACATTATTGAAAAAAGAAATAAAGAACAAATAGAATGGGAAACAAAAGGTAAGTGGGAGCAATAAATGATATTTAGTTTTTTTAAAAAGTTAATTCAACATTACATAGACAAATTAGTTGATTGGATGCGAATGGTTAAGTTTGATTTAGAGCTAGAAAGTCAAATAAAAAAGTATCATGATAGTTTTGAAAAGAAAGAAGAACCTAAAATAAGAGAAGTCGGCAAATTTGGTGAGGATGGCTGGTCTATTTCTATTGGAGATATAGATGACGAAGATACCAAAGATTGAAATAAAAGAAGTTTACGTTCCAAAAATAAGGCTATGGGAAGTACAACCACCAATATTAGATGTCATTTATAAACCAGTTGTTGATATTCCAGGATGTGTCGATGCTCATAGAAATAATTTAACAGGACTTATAAATGAAGATGAATTAGGCACATATCAAGCCTGTGGTACGTTTGATATTCCTAGCTTTGAACCTCTAGAATACAACCCTGCAAACTTCCAATACACTGCACCAACAAAGCAACAAGAGCAAAAACAAGAGCAACCTCCGCAGCAACAACCTGAGATAGCAGCTAAAAAGAAAGAGGAAGAGATAGAAATACCACCTTGTCCTAGTAAAAAAGATCAAAAAATCGGGGATTTTCGTAACGATAAGAAGCTGGAACGTGTTATAGGCTATGAAAGAGGGCAAAATGGGATTGAATGTATCACTTTGTATGAAGACGTACCGTTCATCTCCCAATACATTCCAAGTTTTAAGCAGTTTACTGGGGTTTTTAGTCTTGCTTTGGTTGGCTGTTCTGCTCCGATCATTCTTAATTTAGTTAAACCAGTTGTAAAAAATTTAATAAAAAAACTTACAAAGAAAAAAGATAAGGTAGAATAATATACAAGCAAAAGAAGTTGTAACCAAGTCGAAAGGCCACTAGTTGCATAGAGCTTTTGCTTCTTTAGACAAGTCTTACCACAGCCCGTGGCTTGTCTACTCTAATTTATGAGTGTGCGGTAATACTTGATTCTTAACCGGTTTAACTATTACATCCTCACATAATTTATGGTAAATACTGGTACTAACGTATTCTATCCCAGCAATTTTTAACTCTCCACAATTTTTAAGCCTTGCCAGTTCATAGTTAAGGCGTTCCTTAGATAATATTTGTGCTTGTATTTTCTCCTGAGTTGTAGCACTTTTTAAGCAAGCATTTTGAAATCGTTGATCTAATGGAAAAGTAAAGGTTAATGCTGCACCTACATTTAAACCAAGAGAATCTTTGTTACCACTATAATTTTGTTGATAGAAGAGAACCTTGCCTGGATTGACTAAATTTCCCGAGTCATCAACACTTTGATCGTACACTGGCGTTTCATAAGTGTAATCGAATGGTCGCTTTTGATTAAACGATGTGGTGACAAATGGGCTAAATGACATTTGTGGTCCTTGGCATCTTATACCGTTTCCATAATGATTTTCTATAGTATTTCCTTGTAAAACTTGTGTTGCGAAGTTTGAGACAGATCCACTAGCAGAAGCAGAGGGAGCAGCAGTGTTTGAGGTATTAGCAAACGCTGGACTCCCAAATAATAATCCTATTACTGTGAGAATATTGTAGTTGTATCTGTTACGCTTTCTGATTGGATCGTGCGAGTTACGTCTGAAACTGACTCTAGACCAGGTGGTGTGTAGACTTCTGTAAATTGAAAGGCATCTCCCTGTACTGTTTGTGTCCAGTTTGGTTTCTCTCCTAAATCTAAACCTGTCCATGTATATGTTGTACCGTTTATAGTTTCATTAACAGTTGCGTTTGGTGCTGATATAGTCGATCCATCATGTTGCACACCTGATCCTGTAACTGAATATGTGTACCCAGAATTATAGTTTGTTGTTCGTATAGTCTCTGTAATATTTGTGGTAGTTTCTGTTCGGCTACTGGAACTACCCTGAGTGAAGTTAGGCACAATAGGCACAGCGTAGACAGGGCTAGATATAAGAAAAACAAACGAAAGTGTCCTCCACATTAGTCAATGGTCAAGTCGGTAACAAACTGTCCTGTTAATGTTATTCCTGTTCCTGTACCTGGAGTTAGAGTTATGGAATGATTATCTAATCCTATAGCTGCTGTACCTACACTTGCTGCTGCTGAACTCGTAATATCTGAGAAGTTTGGAATTTCTCCGACTGTAGCTTCAGATGTAGGTGTGACGTCTCCTTCCAAATAACTTTGGGAAAACGAGAACGCATCGCCCGAAGTGCTTTGTGAAGCTGTAACTGTAGTCAAAGCTGGAACGCCATTAGTGACTGTGCCTAGTCCACCAATAGTTGAATCGCCATCACTATTTACTGTAGCTACACCGCTACCTGACACAGAATAACTTGAGCCAACCTTGTCTGCTGAAGTAGCTGCCGATACTGCTTCTAGTTTTACAGTAGACATTATTGAATGATTTAAATCTGCATATGCAGTTGGAATACTTGCAAGTAAAAAAAGCGCAAATAGTTTTTTCATTTGATTCCTACTTTGTTTTTACTATTATCCACTATTTTAGGTGCATTACTGTTGTTTACGCCACTTTTCTTCTGTCCTACACTTATTCCATAAGATCCTAAGACTCCAGAAACTAAACCTGCCGTAAACGCTCCATCAATTCTTACCTTACCCATGTATCCAAGAGTCATCATTGATAAACTCCAAGTTAAAATCATAAATCGTATTGTATGACCAAATATTTCACCCCATTCAATACCTTCTTTTTCTGTTTTTTCTTCCATAAAATACTACCCAAAATGAAGACGAGATGACCACCGCTTGTGGGTAGTATGTGCCAAATTTAGCAAATACTGTTATGTTTGGAAAGTAACACAATAAAACAATGTCTAAATTTTTAATCGGAATGTTTATCAAGTTTGGTAAATCTGAGTCCTTGCGTAAAGCAGCATTGTCACTTTTAAAGGCATTGGTAGCAAAAACTGACAATGATATAGACGATACTATTGTCAGAATGCTTGAAGAAAAATTATTTCCTGTTAAATGAAAGATAAATTTGTAATCTTTGCAAAAGAACCTCCTATTGAACTACAACTATCTACAGAAATGCGTTGTAGGGAAGTAGAAAACAATCCTGATATTGATTTTGTAAAAAGGTATTGCGTTAGTTTGTTGCGTAATAATGCAAAAAGAGATGCAGTTCTTGCAGCAACTTTACAAGAATTAGCAGAGGCTCATGTAACTATCGCAAAGGCAGAACAAGAACACATAATACACTGGTGGGTTTTGCGTAGAATGATAAAGAACTTTTTTATATCAATAGCTTTGTTTTTTGTAATAAAGCTGAACAAACTTTTAACAGCCTTAAATAAACGTATTAATAAAAATTAATTAGGGTCATAACGTCTTGTTTTTAAGTTTGCGTAAGCTTTTTGTTTTTTAGTTGTAAGTAGTTTATATAGAAATAAACGCCAATCAAAACGGATAGTCACTTTTATCTCCTTCAACTTCTTTGTCTACAGACATAAGTCCACTAATCCAATCTTTACCAGATTGTGTTTGTTTGTTCCACGCTTTAACAGGTATTTTTACAACCATATCGCCACGATAGTTTTGTTCACCTTCTTGGCTAGTAATCCATTCTGCTAATGCCATAGCATCTTGCAAAGTTAATTCCATTGTTCCTGTATGATCAGGCTTTTCACTTTTAAATAAAGCAAATCTTGCTTTAAATATACTTTCGAATTTAGAGTCCATAATTAAAGAATGTGATAGTGGGCAAGGATAATCTCGTTTGTTAACGAGGACATAGTTACTTTTTTGTCAGTA